TCCAAGTATACCACGTCTCCAGCATTTAGGGAGAAATCTCCTGGAATCGTGACAGAAGCCATAGAAGAAAAGAACTGGTTGTATCTCATAATAGATTGATTCAAGATATCTCTGTATTCAAAGTTCTCATCTTTAGATTTTTCTAATTGCTGATTTGTATCTCCTGTTGGAAGTGTTCCTTTATCAAGAAGATAGTATGTAGTTCTGGTGAATTCTTTATTAGCACCTTCCTGATTAAATTTTGGATTAAGAACAGGAAGATTCTTACCCGCAAGTTTTAATTCATCCTCATCTTTCTTTGCATTGGGGGTTATTACTTCATAGTATGTCGTAAAAGGATCAAACAATATTGTTCTACTTGAATATGCACCCATCTTCATTTTCTCTCTTACATTGACATTATTATCTTTAGAGTAATCAAGTGCTTTTAAATTATAACCTTCTGGTACTCCCACACTATCATTGAAGATGATTGATTTCTTTTGTTCTTGTGAGAAAAGACTATCAATTGACTTAAAGAAAAATCCTTTTGAGGTTTCATAGAAGAAGTATCCAGCACTCTTCCCTTTCTTCTGGTTTTGTGCAGAGATTGATTTTCTTGCCAACCAATTGATAATGTAGAATGGTTTCTTATTATTACCAATGTAGTTATACATATTCAAAGTATCTTCAATATCAAGTTTCTTTTTGCTTTGTAGTCCAATAGAATTACCATCTGTCAAAATCTTTTTAACTGAGTCGGATATCTTGCCATCATATCTTTTGGTAATTCTTACCTTCTCATTTCTCATAAACTCTTCAGAAACTAAGTCAAGAACCACCTGAGTCTTTCTACTATCATCACTCAGTGTAGAAATTTTATTTACATACAATATTAATTCAGGTTTATCTCCTATTTTTACTTCATTATTATCTTCAAACTTAAGTAAGACTTCCTCTTGTCCAACAATAGGAAGACCTTCTACTATACTTTCTTTAAGATCTCCACCCTTACTTGTTCCTGTATCATTGAAAGTAACTCTTGCAGAAACACCATCACTCATTAAACTTTCAAAGTAAGCAATAGATACAAGACCACCAACTAAACTCTGGCTTTTTGATTGATCTTTGTTGGAGATAACTTTTATCTCCTTTGGTAAAGATGGTTCGGATGATCTTGTTGTTACTTCTTTTGACATTTTATGATTCCTCTTACTTATATTTAACCCATTGCATAGGTAATATCTGTCTGACTAACACCAGAACTACCTATAATAATATTAGATCCACCAGACTTTGATTTGGATTTGGACGGTGATACTTTCTGGATATTATTTACAATGATAGTTTCTCCACCCATACCTTCATATGATGCATAGTTTTCCAATACTTTGACTGCTTGCTTTCCTTCTGCATTGTTCAGTGCCTTAAGGAATCCTGGCAAAGTATTTTCAATTGCCATATATGAGTCAGAGTCAATGACAAACTCAGGACCACCTAAGTTTGCAAAGAGTCCCTCACCAATTTTACCGCCAGCATCCCTTACCTCAATGTGCATATGCTCTGGATGCCCATGTGATCCAGGACCGTCTTTGCCAGTGGCATCTGCAATACCCCAACTATCATGGATAAGAAGTTTGTTCCCCATATTACCATCATTATAAATTGAATCTAAAACACTACGATATCTTGCCTTAGAATCTTCAAGAGATCCTCTCCAATCAGTAACGTCAATTGCTTTACCCTCATAATGACCACGACCCTTATGTACATTAGATACTGTTCCTTCTCCTGGAGTATATGATCCACCAGATGCTGTTGGTGTTTTAGTAAAGTCAGGGTGTTCTGCAACAGAGAAACCTTTTCTAACTAAATCTTTTCCGATTGAGACAATATCATTACTCTTTTTAACATTAATATTTCCACCAGGTGTTTCATCATTTAGTTTTTTCTTTTGCTGTTTTAATCTTAACTCCTTTTGTTCAGGAGTTTCATTCATCGGATCATTGGAGAAAAATGCTTTAGTGAATATATTTGGACTAATTATGGATCTTGGATCTGGAAGTTGAACACCAAAGAAATTTATCTTGGGTAATCCCTCTGAGTATCTTTCAAGTCCACTACCAATCCATTTCATGGCAGTTTCTCCTACAGTTAAGATCTTTTCAAGATCTTGTTTTAATCTTTGTCCAAGTGATTCAGGTCCACCACCTTTAAGTAAGACATACATCAGATCACCGATGTATCCACCAATTGATTCACCAAGTAATGTTCCTAAAATAGGAATTGGTATGAATGATCCTAAAATACCACCAATTAGAGCACCACCTGCTACAAATAATGCATTGTCAAGTTTACCAGTTTCCATATAAGAACCAATACCCAAAAGTATCGGTCCAATGATTGGTATCTTTAATCCTCTGAAGAAATTCTTAGCACCAGCAAATGCTTTGCCTGCTTTTTGTACACCACCATATAAACCCTTTTGAATACCAGCACCCTTACCACCAAAGAGAGTTCCAGTCTGTGCATTTGCCTTGATACTGGCAAGTCTACTTGGTTTGAGAGGTTGTGTCGTTGCAGTCTGTCCGATTCTATCAAGATTTGCTCTATACTGCCTTCCTCTTCCAGCAACTTGATTTCCTGCAGCATCAGATCTCTGTATAAATCCAGCAGGTCTTCCTTTAAGAGATACAGATTGTCCTGATCCTAATTTTGGTTTAGTTTTAGATGGAGGAACTGGTTTAGGTTTCACCATACTAAAAATCAAGAAAGCATTTATAAGACCAAACAATGCATCAGAAAGTTTCTTAAACTTTTTGACACCATCTTCACCAAATTTATCCTTAGAATATTCTTCAATTTGCTTGTGCTTATTCTGTACAAATAATGCAAAAGATCCTAGACCATCAAGGACTCCAATAGTAAGGTCTGCTGTAAACTCAACAGCCGCAGCAGCTCCTTCTAAAATCTTACCAATACCACCAACGACACTATCATTACCAACAAGTCTCCTAACAACATAACCCAAGAGAATGGTAGTTAAGAAGTTTTTAATTCTATCTAAGAATCCTATCTTTGGTAACTTAAGACCTTTTTCTTTTTTCTCTTCTGGTGATTTCTTTTTCTCCTCAGATTTATCTTCCCGTTTATTTCTTCTCTGCTTCTCTTCTTCTTTCTTATCATCAGTTATTTTCTTTTTGTCTGCAGCAAGAGTTCCTTTTAAAATCTTATCAACTTCAAAGATTTTATCCTTCATCACATCAAACTTCTTACCAACTGGCGTGAGAGAACTTGCACTTACTTTAGTTGTCTTTGCTTTGACAATAGAAGAACTATTTGATTTAGATGATGGTAAAAGTTTTTGAGAAGTTATTGCCATATCTTATACCTTATGCTGGAAGTCCCATGACAAGCATCTTCTCCGCAGAAGCAGGAGGTGATGGAATAAAAGGAGTATCAGAAGAAAGTAATGGTGGAGACTCTGCCTGACCAGACTCTGATCCAGAGTTAACAGTTTGAACCTTTGGTTGAGATCTAACTGGTGGTGTTGGAGTTGATACACTTGGAGTATTCTTTCCAAGTTTTGCTGTCTGACCACCAGATGTGGAACTGAGATAAGATCGTATTGTCTTTAAACTTGCTGAGATGGATGATCCCCCAGAAGAAGAACTTGAAGAAGAACTAGGAGATAATCCTCCAGATGAAGATGAAGATGAAGAAGCAACTAAACCACTTCCAGGAGCAGTGTAGTTTGGATCTCCCATATATTTTTTGAACTTTGCTTCTCTATCAGCAAGTCCATTATATCCACCATTGATATTCTTCGTTACAGTTCTTACATCACCTTGTCTTGCTGCTTCTCGATTAACCCTTTCATTCCAATACCCAACAGCAACTGCTGCAGCAATGTCAGGTCTCTTTGCTAATTCTGGCTGACCCTCTAGATCAACTCCAAGTTTTTTCCCGTAGTGTCTATAATTTGCACGTCCAGTCAGTTGAATATATCCACGTCCTTTGTATCTTACTCCATCTCCAGGTTGAGTATTTCCAAGATCAGATCTTCCTTCATAATTTGATCCGTCATGAATTTCTTCATCATATTTGAAATTACCACTCTCATGTGCCATCTGAGCAAGGAACATTGCTCTCTCAGTTTGATCGGTATATCCTGCTTTATCCATCGCAGCCTTCAGAGAAGACTCGTTGAATCCTCCTCCACTAGATGTAGACTTACTAGAATCATCTTTTTTCTTTTCCTTGGGTTTAGTTATACCTTGCTGAGTAAAGAAATTTGCTATACTAGAGAAGAATCCTCCTGTTGATTCTGGCTTCGTTTTATTTCTACCACCTGGTTCTTCTTTTGCAGACCCACCAGAGGAAGCATAGAGTGTTCCATTAGACCTCTTGGGTCTATTGGTTCCTCCACCCATAGAGTTCACTGCTTCCATAAATCCAGTACCAAAAGTATCAACAGCACCTTTGCTCATCACAAACTCACCAGGAGTTAGCATTGCAGGAATAGTATCTGTTCCCATTGGTGCCATTCCACCACCAGAGAATCTCATGCCGCGTTGGAGAATTGATTCTTGCATCAACTGCGAACCACCGGGTGTCTGACCTTCTTCTCTTGTCTCCGTTGGTGTCACAACAGAAGCGTCGTCTGCTGCATCTAATTCTGCTCTTCTGTTTTCATTCTGTTGTGAAGCGATAAATGCACCAGTGCCAGCAAGTAATGCACCTGCAACAAGAGGATTTTTTATTGCAAATTTAGCAGCTGCAACTAAAAGTTTACCCGTATATTTAAGTGCTAAACCTAAAATAGTTTTTACTAATCCACCAAATGCTGTTCCAAATAATACAAATGCAGTGACAAGTGCAGGCCAAGTCTTTTCTAATAAGAATCCAAGTGCTTCAAGTTTTTTCTGATTCTTTTCATCAGTCATCCAATCAATAAGTTTGACAAGGAATCTTCCAATCAAAATTTTAGTAAAGAAATCAATCATTCTATCAAGGATACTCTTGACAGGTGCAAAAACTTTCTTGGTTTGCTTTGCTAATCCCTTGAATACAGAACCTTCTAACTTTTCTTCTTTTGCTTCTCTCTTCTTCCTCTCTTCTGACCTTTTAGAATCTGATGCTTGTTTCTTCTTTAATTCTTCTTCTTTCTTTAAGGTCTCTCTGATAGAGTCAATACCTTTTAAGATTTCATCTAAGTTTTGTTCAGTCTCTACAGACGAACCAGACTTAATGTCGTCTGCTGTAATGGTTTTGTTTCTTACTACAAGTGCTCCACCACCAGAACCTATACTTTTAGGTCCACCAGAACTTCCTACACTTTGTGCTTTCTTCGCAACTAATACTTTATCAACAAAGGTTTTAAAGTTTATCTTTCCTTTTCTATATGCTTTAACACCTTCTTTTCTTTCTTGAGGTGATAGATTATCTCCCTTGATTCTTCCTTCATTTAAAAGTTCATCATAATATTTGTCATACTTATCCTCACCCAAAAACTTTGCAGGCACAATTTTGCCACCTGTGGAATTTCCTTCCTCTCTTATAGATTTCAGAAGCTCATCAAGGTCCATTTGCTGCCTGCTGTTTTAACTTTTCTTCCTCAAGATGTTGTTGTAAGAGAGCAACATAGATATCTCTCTCCCACGGCATCATATTTTCAATCTCTGTTAATGAGTATTTATGATACTGCATCAAGGCAAAGTTAAGTCGGTAATAGCTCTCTAGGTTCATATGAACCAGAGCTATGCGAAAAAACTTGCAAGACCCTCAAGTACAATTTCATTTTCTTTCTTTGTTTTTGGATTCTTAACCTTAATTGTATGCGACAACTTAGGCATAGTTTCAAAGAAAGATTCAATCTCTTTAAACTGAGATGAATTCATTTGTTCTAAGAACTCAGTCATCTCTTTCTTGGTACAGTCTGCTGCTGCCCAAACTTCATCCTCAGAATAAATCTTATCTACACATGATGCAATCAATTCAAATGATTGATCCATTGCATTCTTGTCATTCAAGTCAAAGTTATTTTTAACAAATTGTTCAAGTGATGGATACTTCATCTCCATCATAATAGAATCGTCAAGTTTGATTTGTTTCTTGTGATCATCATTCTTTTTGACTTTGATTTCATCAAGGTCAATCTTTACTTCAACTTCAGTCTCTCCATCATCAGGACAAATAATATTAACATCCAAAACTTCACCAACAGACTTACCACGAATGTTGAGGAAGAGATATTCAATATCAAACGTAGGAAGAGTTTCTACTTTAACACCTTTGGTTAAAATACAATTCTTAATTACGTTTTTGATTGCTGTAGTAATTTGTTTAGTATCTTCACTTTCCAATGCAAGAACAAGAAGTTTTTCTTCTTTAACTAAGAAGGGTCTGAATTTGATTGTCTCCTCAGTAGAAGGTAATTCCAACTCATATGTCGGTGTGGCAATTTTTGGTAAAGGCATAATGTCCTATAGAAGTTTCAGTATGGTTATTTATTGTGCAATTCAAGAGAATAAACTACGGAGAGTATTGGTGCCATTATTAAATGCCTGAACACCTTGTCTAATTGGATCAAAAGAAAATGGGTTTGAGTTTGGATTAGAAAGAACACTTTCTTTATTTTGCCCAAATGCATCTGCTAATCCACTTGGACCACTTTGAACATATCTAATATATGACATAGAGACACTACACTTCAGTAGATTGTTTCCATCATAACTAACAGGCATTGAAGAAATACTCAATGGAAATGATCTGAAAAATTCATAAGTTAGAACAGAAGTATAATCTCTTTCAAACTTGTAAATTTTTAATCCCTGATCAGCAATATAATCATCTGGATATTTCGTTCTGTATGCTGTTGATTTACCTGATACTTTCTGAGGATCTTCGTTGACAATAGATCTCATCCAGGTTTCAAAAAATCTGATAGGAAGATATTGTTCCGCATCAACATAGAAAGTAAAATCTATTCTATCATCAAACTGTCTTCTATATGCATGTTTCTCAGTAACACCTGTAGTGTCATTTGTTATATCAAGAGTTGCTAATTGAGATCCAGGCAAACTGGTTTCACTACACATCAGATTCATAGTTCCCTGGTTTGCACCAAGAACTTGTTGCAATTCAGATCCCAGACTTCCAGGTGGTAATGGAATCTCTACAGCAAAATAAGATGTTAAAGATGGTCTTATAATACTGCTTCTGATATCATCAAATCTTTTTCTTTTTAC